TCTACACCTTCATCAGTTTTAAACCAAGCAGCTAAAGCTGAGTACGGTTGTTCATCAAAAGGTATTGTCATTAGTTTTCTATCATTAGTTCCCCAATGGAACGTTCTTTGATCTTGAGATATTTTAATTATCCCTTGCTCTACAGCTTTAATACCTACGTTTCTTAATCCAACATTTTCATCATTAGCTATTGCTATAAATCCTGCTGGATTTTTCTTAGCCATTAAAAGTAAATCTCTTTTAATCTCTTTAGAACTCATTTCACTAACCGCAGATCCTTTTTCTACTCTTAATACAGATTCTGCTTGATCAATATCCATTTGTTTAGCGGCTAATAAAGCTTCTATTTCAAAGTTTATTTCTTCAATTTCATCAGTTGCTACAACCTCTGGTTTAAACTCTGCATAAACATGACCTTTTCTTGGGTGGTATAATGAAAGTAATTTTTGTAAATTTTGTTTTTGCTTTGGAACAAACAACATTCCTTCTTCAAATATAACGTGGCCTAATGTAACCTCTCCTTTTTGTTCATCTACAAATGGTGAGTTTTGATTAGTTGCATATCTTAATTCTCTTTGTTCACCTGTTGATTCATCAAAATGTAACAACGGGTATCTTCTTGAGTGTCTTGTTCCTAAAGTATATGTTAAAGGTGATACATTATTTGTTAAAAAATATGTTCTATCCTTGATCTCCCATTCAGGGGCTAATTTTTGTTTTGTCTTTGACATGATATAATATAATATAATTAATAAAAAAAATAAAGGGCTAGGCGCCGAAGCGCCTAACTCTTTAAAAGTAATTCTAGCTTTGGAATAACACGAAGTTATTAGCAGCTTGAGTAACTAAACATCTCTCTGATAACCAGTTTACGATCATCGAGTCAATTTCAGAAGTGTAAGCACCACCAGCAGTACCAGTGATCCAGTTTTTGTATCTTCTGTCATCTCCTTGAGAAGCTCTATATCTTACGTGTAAGAATGGTCTTCTAATGTTTGTACCTAAAATTTGGTCATAAACTGTAGAAGTTCCCGCAGGAATTAATACACCATCGATATTGTTTACAGCTACTGCACCTCTTGTTGAAGCGTCATTTAAGTATTTCCAGCTAGTTTTGTAGAAGTCATAAGAACCTCTTCTGAAACCAGAGAAACCTAAATTTAAAGCCATATCCTCAGAATTTTCAAATAAACCGTAAGCAGTTCCACCAGATTGTCCAGCAGAAATTTGGCTTAGCATGTCGTCAAATTCTAAGTCTGTATCTCTATTTAAGAATAACATGTTTTCTTCAATAGCACCTTGAGTGTCAAGGTTTTTAAGTATTTGATCGAAATCAGAAATACCTGTAGCACCTTGGAATCCACTCATGATATTACCTCTATTAGTAATAGCTTGGAAAAGACCTTCAGTACCGTGAGCATTAATAGTAGCTGAGAATCCAGGTACGTTAGCTGCTTGAGCAACAAAACCACCATTAGCATCAGCTAGTTCACCTTCAACCATTGCCATTTCTAAGTAATCGTCAAAACGTAATCTTGTTTCAGACTCAGACTTTAAATACCATAAGTATCCTGATGTTCCATCTTCTGTAGCAACTTCTACCCATCCAATCTGTGCCATATCAGAACCATTGATTTCAAATCTATCTTTGATAATGATTGGTTGATTAGAGTATTGAGTAAATTGTGGCTGTACTGAGAAGTTTCCGCTTCCAGTTCCTTTAGCAAATAAAGAACCGTAAACGAATATCTTTAATCCAGCAGCACCCGCAGCAGCAGCGATACCTAAAGTATCCCAATTAGCAGCAGTAAATGGATAAGCAGTAACGTTAGTTAATGCACCAGCAGCAGCTACAGCACCTACAATACCTTTTAATGTAACACCAGTAGTTGGGTTCATTACAACGATAGTATCGTTAGGAGCAATTGCATTTTTAATAGAAGTTGCACCAACAGCAGCGTTAGTAGGTACACTGAAAACGAAAGTTCCAGCACCAGGTCCTGTTAATGTACACCCTGTGTAAGAGATGTGTAATCTATTTTGTTCAGACCAAATTACTTGATCAGATGTCATTGGCATTTCAGCGCCAACCATTTTTAAGAAACCACCTAAAGTTCTGTTTCCATATCTTTCTACCTCAGCTTCATATACTTCAGGTAAATACTGTTGTGCAAAATCATTTGCACCTGCAGCAGCAGTGTTAAACGCTAGGTAGTTATTAGCTAGCGGTAGTTGAGTTTGAGAAGGTACTATACTTCCAAACACCGGAGCGATTTGTCCCATAATTAATAATTGTTTTAGTTAAATTTTCTTGTTTTAATTTTCAATTTTGAAGAATCAAGACCACTGATCGATTTAACTTTTAATCCACCAATATAAACATCACTTGGAGCAGCAGCTCTAGCTTCATTGCTTATGTTTTTAGATTTAGCAGCAACATCTCTTATAGCATCGGCTTTGCCTTGCTCATAAAAATGTTGTGCAATAGTATCTGCATTTTCAGCGGCATACATAGCTTTATGATAACCTTGAACATCTGTTACATCTCCTTTGTCATTTAAGAACCTCTTAATTATATTAGAAATGTTTGATTGATTATCTGCAACTTCACTAGGGTTTTTAACTCCATATCTAAATTTCTTTTCTCCTAATTTAAAATCAAAACCTTTGAATTCATTAGTAAAATAATCTTTAGTATTAGATTTAAAAGTTTCATGCTGTTGCTGAGCTACATCTTGCTCTTCGTTGTAGCGATTGAAAAAATCCATAGCCTTTTTTTGTTCTTGAGTTACTCCGGGTCTCAACTTGATTTCGTCGTAATATTGACTCTTTAAACCATCTAAATGCTTGCGGGCTTTTGCAACCTCTTCTTTGTATGCAAGTTTCTTCTTTCGAATATCTCTTGCTTCATCTAACTCTTCATCATATTTAAAATTATCTTCCATAAGAAAACTAATTTCTTCTGAATCTAAGTGAGATTTAGTTTGTTTGTAATACTCTTTTAATAAAGTATCATTATCTACATTAGAATAATCAGCGTTTAATCTTACGTAATCTTCTAATGTTCCACCTGTTTCTTTCATAAAGTCTACGACTTTTTCGATGTTTTCAGGTAGATTAATATCTTGTTTAGGTAATTCATCAGATACTTTAGCTGTTGGCTTTTCTGATGTTTGTACCATTTCTTCACCTATATTTACAACCTCTTCTTCTTCAGGTTTTTCTTCAATTATTTCTTCAATAACTGGTTTTACTTCTTCGGTGGACCGTACTTCTTCAGCCACTTCTTTGCTGTCGACACTGTTTTCTTGCTTCTCGACAACAACATTGCTATCATTTGTCTCTTGTGTTTGAATGGCATGTTGTTCTTCTATTTTAGGTTGTGATAAATCTACTTTTATAGGTTCATCATTTCTTGATAAATTTTTAGGTTTAAGCATTTTAGCTTTTACCTTAAGCTTTCCAGCTTTTTCTTGTGTTTGTGACATAATAAAATAATATAAAAATTAATAAAAAACTACGATAATACAGGTAGTTCCATTGAGTTTTCAGCTTCAAAATCTGTAGGTTCAGAATCATTTTGTCTTTGACTAATCATTTGAGACTGTTGTGTAGCTTGTATTTTAGTTCGTTTGTCTTTACGATCTTCTATTTGAGCTTCTTTTTTTGTATTTGCATCTACATCCATTTGTTTAAGTTTCATATCATACTCAAATTCTTGAGCCATTAATTGTAACTTAAGTTGGTTTTCAGTTTGCATTCTTTGTATTTCAAACTGCGATTTTGCTTGTTCTATTTGTGTTTGAGTTTGAGCTAAAGCTTCACCTTTTTGTACTTCTTGCATAGAAGCTCTTTCTGACGCTTCAGCATTTGAATCAGCTTGTGCTTGTATATTAGCCATTTGAGCTTGTTGATCAGCTTCTTGCTTTTTAACTCTTTTATATTTTAATACTTGATTAGCTAATGTTAAGTTTCTTATTTCTCTAATATCAATAGCATCTTCAAGATATATTTGATTTTGTTGTAAAGCCATTTGAATATTTTGTTCAAGCATAGCTTTTTCTTCTTCTTCTGGTTCTAAATCTAAGTATATACCAAAATCATAAAGATGTAAATCATCTATTTCATGTAATGTTGCTACATTAAATTTACCTATTGCTGCTTTTAAAGCATTATTAGTTAAATCAAAATCAAGCATATCAGCTATTCTTAGTGATATATTTTCACATGTTCTTAATGTTAGATATAAACTAGCATTTAAAATATGTTTAGTAGCTATGTTAGAAGCATTGGCAGCCATTTTTTGCAATCCGACTAAAGCGTCCTTGTCTGGTAAACTGCCGTCTCGCGCTTCATTAAGACCTGTTACGTCTCTTATCATCTGTAAATAATACTGATAAGTATTAATTAATGATGCTATTTTTCCATTAGCACTAGATGTTTGTAATTCTTGAATAGGTACTTTACCTCTGTTAGGATCACCATCTTGTGTTAATGATCTACCAACTATACTACCAGTTTGAAAATACATATTTAATGCCTCTTGTGGATTATAGTTAGTACCATTACCTAAATCAACTTCTGCTAAACCATCTACATCTACAAATACACCATCTGGAACCATTCTAGCAATAACCTGTTGTAGTTTAAGTGATGTAAGCTGTATCATATCAGCAAAACCAGTTATACGCCCTACAAGTGAATCTATACGACCTTGATACATATGAGGCGCAACAATGTTGTAATTCATATTTACCTTAGTTAAATCACTTTTAGGTCTTGTCATATTTTCTGACATTTCCCATCTTAACATTTGCTCGACACCCATAACTTTAGCTCCTGTAAACAACACTTCTATTGTTCTTGAAACTCTTTCAAAGTTATCATTTTCAGGTGGATTAAATGTATCTGGTTTTTCTAATACTTTTTCTAAACCATTATCTGTGTTTTTAACTTTAAACACTTGGTCTATGTAAGACTTATATTCAAAATAAATAACCTGAACTAAATCATTATCTGAATTAGGAGATCTCATATAAGCTTCTCTACCAGGATATTTTTGTATTTTTTTAAGTTCTTCATTAGTTAAATTAGGAAATTCCTTTTTTAACTCAGGTATTGTTATAGATTTTATTTCACCTACATAATAAAGATCTTGAAAATTAGGATCATTTGTATATGAATAAACTAAATTAGCAGGATCAACATAGTCAATTACTACTCCTTCAGCTTTGTTAAAACTGGTTTTTACAGCTCCAATACCTACCGTAACTATATCTTCTGTAACTCTTTTGTTAATTAATTCGTATTTGTTAAAATCTAATACGTTATTAATAACTTCTTCTTCAGCAATTTCTACAGATTGTTTGTAGTTTAATTGCATATGTACCTCAAGTTCTTCTTTTGACTGTGGTAAATTAGAAGGGTCAACTACATTATAAACATCTACACCTAAATTTTGTTGTATATTATCAAGCAAAGGCTTTGATAACATATCTCTTAATATAGACGAAGCATAATTAGTTCTTTGTTTTTGTGAAAATGGATCTTGAGCGTAAGCTTTTATATCATAATTTTTTGATGATATACCATTTACAACTATATCTACAAACTTAGGTATAATAGGTACTGGCTTCCAGTCTAAATTCAAATAAGATAAATCACCATTTATTGATAATTCATCTTTATATTTTTGTACAGGTTGTTCACCTCTAGCGTATAATCTTAATCTATTAAAGTTTTGAAAACCTTTTTGCCATCTTGTTCCATTAACTCTTCCACCTCTAAACCACTCATATTCAATGGCTTGCCCTACTTGCAGACCATACTCTAAACTAAGCTTTTCTGCGACAGGTACCACCTGACTAGGAAAGGAACTATTAGTACTCGTATTAATCATCTAATTAATTATTTTTGATTTATAACCTTTGTTGTCATACTTGGAAAAATTTAAACTTACTTTTTCTTTTATAATTTCAGGCACAGGTCTATATTTATTTTTATTACAAGCCATGATTGCTAAGCCAGAGCTTATAGATGCATCGTGTTTTGTTCTTTTATTTATATCAAACGCAGCCCAATCTTCTAATGTTCTTTGAAAATACATTGTTCCATATTGTTCATTGTTATAACCAACAAACATTTCAATATAAGATTCAATAGCTGCAGCATGAGCTTGTTTAACATCTTCACTTGAATTAGGTATACCACCTATTTCTTTTTCAGTTACAGATAATTTATACATTGTTTTATCTGGTCTGTTCATAGAGTAACCTCTATAACCTCTTCTTTTTAAATGATATAATAATCTAGGCTTATTATTTTCAGCAAGTATTGGCATACCATAAAAGTGTAATGCCATAAGTACATCTTCAAAAAATGTTTCAGCTGTTTGTGGTCTAGCTATATATTCTAAAAAAAATAAGTTAGGTGGACAAGTATCCATAGTAAACTTAGTTAAACCATGTAATGCACCTTTAGATCCTCTACCATCTACTGTTCCTGATATATCATATGAGTCACATCCAAATGCTCCCATGTGTTCGTTAGCAGGATATTTCATACCATTTTTAACAATAAATCTATTTTGCTGTTGAACATCTGGAACCCAAGACACTAAAAATCTACCTTGTTTGCTTGGAACAAACTGAACGCTTGTATCTCTAATCCCACCTTCCCACATAAAATTACCTTGTGTGACAACATTAGAATTTTTTAAATCTTCATTATAATCTATCTGCTCGTATATTTTTGTTAAATTAAATAAAGATTGTTTTGTTTCATCTCTAAACGCATGTTTCTCAGTACGTGGAAACTGTCTATATAATTCATTAAGCGCATCAGGATCGTCCTTAAGGCCATCTACTTCATTTTCCCAGTGCTCGATAACACCGATTTCAATGGGGAAACCATCTGGTCCTTCTTTAGGTTTTTTCGGTGTTTCGAAGACAGGTAACCCATAAGAATCAATGTATCCTTCGTAATTCCATTCCATAGGTATGAACAAGCTATATAATCCCGAGCTAGTCTGCCCATTGCGGTTTCTTCTGGTAACGTCTGAGTCATCGTATAATTTTTTATAATTTCTACCTCCTTTATCTAAAGCATTTGACGTTGATCCCATCATACACTTACCTATAATTCTAGAACCTAATCGTAAACAAGTTTTTGTAACCCTCCAGTTGTTTAATATATTGTCAGGTTTTTCCCACTTACCAGATTCATCGTGTACAAGTAGTTTTAATTTTTCACCATCATAACTGTTGTCTCCAGTATTTTTCCAGTCAATAGTTGTATCTAATCCTTCTAATTCTTCTAACTGTTCATTGCTATCTAATTTACGTCTTGTAAACCTACTGGCTGGAACTCTGTATGCAAGTTCTGTTTTTGGTCGATCCATACCGTCTTGAATCGGTTTGAAGAAAAACGGATAGTTGACGGAAATTGGTACGATTTTATCGGTAAACATTTTCTTTGCATCAGCCCCAGACTTTGATAAGACACCGTATCTAGCATCACTAGAGATAGTGGCAAGGTTGACAGTTTCGCCTGATGCCATGAATGAAAAACCAGACCGTCTGTTTTTGAGGTAGCACATTCCGTAGCAACGTTTATCTGCTTTACAAGCTTCCCAGAATATAAAGAATAATCTGTTTGCTTCCCTAAAATCTGCTTGCCCAACATCAATCTTGGACCACTGCAAGTACATGTAATGAGTACCAGTAATATAAGTAGCTTTACCTTTATTAGTGAACCAATAGCCTTCGTGGCGCCTAGCAAATTCTCTATCAATATATGCATACCATTTTTCTTTAAAATCATCTGGATATTGTTTCCAGTCAAATATTGTTTTAATTTTTTTTAATGCTTTAGGATACTCATGTACTTGCCATTTATCGTAATCCTTGTTAACATCTTTTTCTTTTGGTAATGCTATTTTTAAATTTTGTATTTCATAAACCTCACCTATTTGACCACTTTTAGATATAACAATAACATCGTGTTCTTTGTTATAACCGTACTCCCATTTTTTAGATTTATTCAATCTTTTTATTACATGAGGTTTTATATGATCAATTACCTTATATAAAGTTTGCTTATACATTATTTAGATCTTCTTTCTGCAAATCCACCAAAAGCTTCTTTTTTCTTTTCTTCTTTTGGTTTATCATTTAACATATCTTCTTCTTCTTTAATACGATTAAGTATTTCAAAAGCATCAAATATAGCTAGCTTTTTTGTAGCCGCTGCGTTTTTTAATCTATCAGCTGATATATCATCATCAGAATCAACAATAGCTTCTTT